TTTATACTTTTCAGTGTCAGCTTTCATTTTAGCTATTTTATCATCAAGCTGTAATTTACGATCTGCATTATTAATTTTAGCATGTGTTTCTAATTCTTTTCTAGCAGCTTCAGATATTTCTGTTGGATCTGGTATACCATTAGCATCTAAATCTAATTGAGCTTGACCTATATAAGAATTAATTTCAGCAACTCTAATTTTAGTTTCGTTATCACTATTAATTTTATAGTATTCTTTTTCTAACAATGCTTGATCTAATGCTGCTTGTTTTTCCATTAATTGTTGTTGCAACTCATTAGCTCTTTGTTCATTAGCTCCAGCTGCTTGATCACGTTGTCTTTCTAATGTTTCTATTTCAGTTTTAAGATCTTCTAATGATAATGATTGATATATTTTAATCATATCAGACAATCTACCACCATTTTGTAACATAGCTTGAGACATTTGTTGTATTTGCTCATATATATCATGATCTCTTCCAGCATCAGATACAAATATACCAAAATCTTCATAAGCAATATCACCTTCTGCTAATGACATTACAGATCTAGACATATCATCTAATACGTATTGCATTACCATAGAATCAGACTCATTAATAAATTGGGTTACTCTTAATAAAGAAGACATTACTTCTTCCCACAACATATTATGAACTATAAATAAAGGTTCTGTAATAAAGTTAGATTGAATTATACTTTGAGTTACATTTGCTACAGCTTCTCTATTTTGTACTTGACCTTGACGTTGAGCTAATACTCCAGATACATCACCTATTTTCTTTTCTATTGCATCAGCTAAATTAATATAGTTCATTATGTGTTGAGCATTAGATCTATTAATAGCACCTTGTATAGGACTTCTTTGAGCTGCTCCAGGAGATTCAGCATTTTCTAATGGGTTATAAGGAAATACTTTTAGCTTACTCATGTAATAAAGAGTTTTTTCTAAATCTATTTTCTTATCTATCATTGATATATCTAAAGGCATAATCATACCTTCATCTGTAGCAATTAATTGTTTTAGTTTATGCATTACAATTAAATACAAATACTGATAAGGTTTCATCCTATCCATAAGAGATGTAGTAGATGCATTCATATTGCTATAGACTAATCCATGATAACCTAGTTTAACTTTATAAGGATTATCATAAGATCTAAATTGAATAAGTTTAGGTCTAATGTTAACAAATATATTATCTGATATTTTAATACCTTCCCATACTTCAGGAATCCATTCCCATTCTATAGATTCACCAATAGCTTTATTTACTTTATATGATTCATCTACTATTTCTATATCTTCTTCTCCTGTTTCAGGATTAGTAAAAGTTAAAAATCCAATTTTTCTTTCAGATCTCCATTCAACATGATACACATCATAATCAGTATATTCAGATTCTCCATGGCTACCTTCCATTCTATTAATAGCATGAGCACCAAAGTATTTAATGTACTGTTTGTTAAAATCATATTTCATACTCTTATTAATAGCATCTGGATTAAACCCTAAACCTGGATATGATTGATCTATAAGCCTTTGCATGTCAAGAGGTTCTAGATCTCTACCAAACTTATCCATTATATCACCTACGTGCATACGTGTCCTAAATCCAGCGTAAAGACCATCTTGGATAAACATAACTTCAGGTGATTTATGATAAAATACACCTAATGAATTAAGTGTATCTACTACTGGCATATTGTTTTCTATACCTACATATACATGTTCATCACCAGCTATTAACCCATGTTTAAATCCTTCATTTTTTTTCCATTTTAATTTAAGAGCTTTTTCATAATATTTAAGTAATGTATTAGCTTTCTTTTCTATAGCTGATAAAAATTTAGTATTAACCATTTTATCTATTTCTGCTGGATCTGTAATACCGTCTAATTGTTGATCCATTTGAGATTGATATTCTTCAGGTTTTTGTCCTTCTTGTGGAGGATTAGACTCTTGATACATTCCTTGTAAGGTTTGCATTTCTTTTTGAATTTGTCTAATACACCATTCTTTTAATAAGTAAGACTTATATTGTTCTTTTTCTTTTATACCAGTTGGAGATATACAGATAGCTTTATAATTCCATCTTTTTCTCCATTCTTCAGATAATAGAATGTTTATCTTATTATAAGATTCATTGTAAGCTTGAATTTCATCATCAGATTGAGCCATACTAATACCAGCTGGATTAAACTCTCTAACAAAATCAGCTTGATCTATAACATTGTTATACAATCTATAATTAGCTAACTTTCTATAATAGTCTAATGATTTGGTATTAGAACCTGAGTTGGCAAAGTTTTCTTGATTAGAGATATATCTAACCATTTCTTTACCCCATGCGTTATTATTTTTAATTTTATCTTTGTAAGATAATTGTTGTTTTGGGTAACTATACATTAGTTTTAAATAAGTTTTTGTTGTTTAATAGAAAATCTAGTGGATGCTTTTTATCTTCAATTGTTTCTAAATATTGATTATGAGTTTCATTTAAGCCTATTATACATCCCATAAATCCCATAACTGCATCAAAGTTACCATCAGAAGAATAATGTATTAATTGTTGTAATAAGAATCTTGATTTAATATTATGTACATTTAATACGTTTATATCTTTATCGTCTTTACCTCTAGGTTCTATTAACCAGTCCCTAGTATATTGTTCAGACTCTCTTTTAAAGTGTTTATTATTCATTGGATAGCCATATACTACTACACTTGAACCATTATAATTATCACGTTTAGATAATATTCTTTTAGGCTGATGACATAAAGCTGATAGTTTTTTTCGTTTTTCAAAGTATTCTTTAGTGTTACCTACCATGTTCTCAAAATAAACTCCTCTTGGTGGACTACCATAAAACATCCATAACTTTTCAATTATATCGTTTACTACATGTCTACCTTCAGATGGTCTGCCTATATATTCAGCTACAATTTCATCATGTCCTACAAGATTAAAATATTTTTTATTCTTTAATACATATACACTATTTAAGGAAGGTCCGTCTTGATCTTGAGCTACTGGATCATGTCCAATAATATACAGATCATTAGGTATAACACCATTTATTTCTTGAGGAAATTCGTATATAATTACAGCTCCTTCAATATTATTTGTATCTTTTAATGGAAACTCAGTTATAGGTTTTAAACTACCAGTTAAATCTAATCTATAATTAACACCTGTTGGAGTTTTAGGATCAAAATATAACTCTACTACTTTTTCATATTCAGTAAATTTACTATCTTGATTAAGAGCTATTAATGTATTTTGAGCTTCTATAACTGGAAATATATTATTAGCTTTAGCCAAAAACATTTCAGATGGAACTAACGGATTGTATTGAATATAAGCTTCATAAGCTTCTATAGTACCTTTACGTTTTTGATCTCTTACTTCATTTTCTTTATTTAAAGCATAATCTACATTTGTTATTCCATATTTATCTTTGTAATCGGTTTTACCAAATACTGCATTAGTAAAGAATCCAATACTACCTTTATTTTCATAATTATCTGGTAATTCTATACAGTTATAAGTTTTAGGATCATAAAACATCTTCATTGCATCTAATGTTCCACCTCCCATCATATCACCACCAGTTCCCATGTAAAGAGTAGAACCAAATTTAATACTACCGTTCTTTTGAGTTTCTTCATCAGCTTCATGTGTAGCAATTAGGTTTTTAAACATACCTATTTCTTCTTTTACAGCTACTGATGGACGAGTACCCTGTGCAGCAAATGGATTATCATTATAAGACCTGTGTTTAATAGAAGCACCTGTACCTATTTCTTTCCATTTACCACCTACTTTCTTTTTATATTTATGTATAATCTCTTTAGATGCTTGCCATTGACCTGTATACTGCTTAAAAAATGGTGATGGATAATAAGTTTCTCCTACCATGAAACCACCTTCTAAATTATCTAGTGTTAGTTTTGTCTTTTTTAATAAATCTCCAGAATACTTAGCATCTTCTGCACCTACTAGTATTTCTACAGCTGGTGGGTTCTTTATACTTTCATCAGTATATTCAGTTAATCCATCAAATAAAAACTCATGAGCTATTACTATATTAGCAGCACCATATGACTTACCAGGACCCCTGTTAGCCATCCATACCATGTTTTTAGCTTCATTGGTATACAATGGTTTGCCTAAAGATACGGTTGAATCAGCTAAAGTATTCCTTATATTTAACTCTTTTTCAAGTTTAAGTATTTGAACTACTTCTTCATCACTTGGAAAATTGTTATCTCTTAGCTCATTTAATAATATTAACTCTTTTTGATCTGCAAAACCTGATAATCCTCTACATTCAGCCCATTTATAAGCAAAATCCCATAGAAAATCATAAGGTTTAGGTCTACCAGGAGTTTTTACTTTTGAATTCTTAGACTTATTTAATAATATAGTTCCAAAATTTAAATAAAAGTATAAATTTCCTGGCATCCATTTACCACCAACCCAATAACCTTCTATACATCTACGTTTTTGCTCTCTCCAATACTCTACATATTCATATGATAGTGGATGAAGCTTAGGTATTTCTGATTCGATATAATTATATGGGTTAATTAACATTACAATATACTTTTTAGGTAGGCATCAAACTCTTTACATTCAGTTTCTGTCTCAAAACCTAATGAAGTTAATGTAGTTGTATCTGAGCAAATATTAAATGCCCAATTATTAAGATCATTTTGATAAAAATAATGCAAATGTTTGATAATTGATTTATGTAAACTAATATGAACTTTTATATCGTTTATAATTTCATCTGTTACAATATCATCTACTCCTATTACATTATTACTTACCGTATATTTTTTATCTATTATTACCCAATCATCTTCTGTGCATATCGATATAATATGAAGCATATCTTCTAATATAATATCATCTTTATAAACACTAAGTACAGGTACTATTTTTATATTATCCATTTTAAACTATTTTAAGGATTTTATTTTCAATTTTGATATCAGAGTATCACTTTATATAAATCATGTCTTATATTGTCTGTAAATAGCTTTAAATTGACATTATATAATACCCTTTTCACTTAATGATTCTTCTGAACCAGCTACTGTTTGACCATCATTATCATCAGCATCTAAATCTTTTAATATTTTAACATAACTAGTCCATAATTTATCAGAAGCTGTCATTAACTTATCTAACATTTCATAAGTGCTAGCATCATATTTTAAACTTTGAATGAATTCTGTTCTTTCTTCTAGTTTCTTTTCCCAATCTAATAAAAGTTTTTTAGCTTTAGGAGTTATAAAATTTATAAACTCTTTGCTAACTTCATCATATTCTTTCCAATCAAACTTAGTAGTTTTAAGAATATCTTTTTCTATTAGTTTAATCTTATCTTTATCTTGTAAATTCTTATAAGGACTATCATAATAATATCTACATACAATAGCCCACATAATATTTGAACTATCTTTAGTTTTACTTAATTCTTTAAATAAAGATATAACAGTAAAATTAGGATTAACTTTCCAAAAATTAGAACTTAAATCTAAACTATCTAATTTCATAATTATATTATAATTTCAAAATGAGGTAGATCGGTTTGCTTTTCATCTTTAGTTCTATCGTTATTGTTCCAATCGCCACCCCATCTAATCTTATGTTCAATTTTACCTTCTCTAAATAATCTATCAGCTGTTGACATTATATGACCAGCTAAATAAATAAATCTTTCTCTATCATTCCAATCAATAGGTGAAGGTGCAATATCTACAGCTCTTGATGGAGAATAATTATGATTTGATTTTTTATTTACTCCATCTACCCAAGTAACTACAGGCCCTTTAGTAGTTCTCCCTTGAGCAAATAGTTTTTGTTGTTCTTCAATAGTTCTTTCTCCAGATATAACTGCAAAATCAAAGTCTTTAATAACTTCGTTTAATACTGTTTGTAAATCTTTATGACAAGTTGATAATTTATCTAATGATGTTTTTCCAAATGTTGGCATAATTATTCTTTTGTTTTATATTCTTCAGCTTCAAATTCATGACCAGAACAAGGATATATTTTATTTACCATTTTCCTAGTGGGCATTTTTTATCTTTTGCAAATGTAAGCTGAGGGAAAGTACATAGACATTGACCACAATGAGGTCTAGTATCATTTTTAACCAACTCAGGACATTCATCACAAATTTCTATTCGAGAGTCTACCGTTTCTTTAAAAGTGTCTGATAATTGATCGTATTGATTTAATACATAATTTATATTACCGCTTATAAAGTTTTTTATATCTTCTAATTTCATTTGAATTTTCTTTCTACGTGATTTTCATTAATTTTAACAATCATTGGATCTTCACCAATTACTAAATTATTAGGATCTATTTCAAATTTCATATGAGGTATTGATTGTTTAAGAAACCCAATAACATCACCTACCTTAATACGCTCTCTAAACGATTCTGAGCAACTATCTGCTATCTTGACTACTATCCCCTTATACTGATAAGGATCTTTAACCTCTTGTAGTTTCTTACGCATTGTATCAGCATCTATTTCTTCATTAACAGCTGTATGTAATATTAATCCTCCTTTAGTTGTTTTAGCTTCTAGTTTATAAGGTGCTACTAATAGTTGATTACCATACAAATCAAATGAATCAAGAGATGCTTTTAATAAAGAAAGTTTATCTATAAGTTCTTTATTGTAATTGTTTTCAATATTTACTTCTGGTATAGCTGCATTAGCTAATGTTAAACTGGCATGTAAATTACTCATTGTTTTGGTTTATATCGTTGTGGATTTAATTCCACTTCTTTCAATTTAGTTCTTATTTTCCATAAAGCTTTGACTCTTTTTCTAACTACAGTTTTAGTTATTTTTTTTTGTCTATATTCTTTAATGGCTATTCTAATCATTTGTTCTACTGAATGTTTAGGCATTGTAAAAGAACCTAATTCATGTATTAATATTCTAGGTGTAAAGTCATGATATATAGAGTTTCTTATAAACAAAAACTGATGATTAATAACTCTATTTACTGTTTCTTCACTAAAGCCTGTTTGTTCTGATACCTCTTTAACAATATCAGTATATCTAAATGTCATTATACGAAATCTACAGTTGAAGCATCCATCATATCTTCTGATTCATCTACTACTATTTTAAACCCCTTATAATAAGGTAAACTATCATCTACTGGTAGATCTAATTCATCTCTTAAATAAGCTAATGAGTTTAACCCTAGTATTAGATACTTAGGTGCTTTTTTATTTTCAATACTATAATCTCTTAACTTTTTATCAATCCTATCAAATATATGTTCCATTATTTAAATATCAACTCCATTTTAAATTCTTTATTATTCAAATCTTTTAAGAAATCCAGTGATTTAGATAGATAGTATACTTTATCTGTATCCATATATACTAACCCATTATTATAAAGTTTCTTTAGTGTATATGTAAAACTACCAGAACTAAATCTAGGATACCCATTTGCTTTTAATGTTTCAATTAACTCTAACTTAGTAGATTTAGCAAAACGTTTCTTTTCATATTCTTTAGGTAATGTTATAATATAAGCTAATAGAGTTATTTGAAGTTTATCAAGTATTTTCTCTTGTTTAAATTCATTTATCAATGTTAGAATCTTTATAACCTTATCTGTTTCACTTAATTCAAATGTCTTTTTTAACAATTATTATTATTTAAGCTTATATTCAATTAAACATAAAAAATCCCTTAGTCACTCCTTATTTTTTTAGAGTAACTTGAGATTGTAATTACTTACATCCGCTTTAGCCTTGAACTTCCACAAAGTCGTTCATTCTCTTTCGATATTACTGATCTTGGCACGTCTCAATCTGACCCCTAGTGTTATTCCAAGCCAATGTTTTATATCAAGGCAATTTTTGAAAGTATCGGGGACAACTCAACCATTATGTTTCTCTATTATCAAGACTTTTAAATTTTTTAAATCTAAAAGCTTTCAAGAGCATAGTTTACAACCCGACGTCTAATCCTCTTCCTGAAGGCTTTTAACCTTTGACGAATCTGTTTGTTCTTGAGGATGATTAAACTTTCAATGCAAATATACAAAATAAAAGTGGTTATTTAAAATAAAATTAGTAAAAATCTTTAGTTTTTATCATATTTATTGGTATAAATGAGCTGAAACCGTTGGTATCATTAGGAAAAATAATTTTAAAATTTTTTATTTTTTTTTTCAAAATTAGTTATTTGAGGGTATATATTTGATAACCCCCCTAGTAAAACCCCTACTCGGTCTGGGCATTGGGGAATTCCCCCCTATGTTAAACCTAAACGAAATGCTTACAGATTTGACAGTAGTAGCGACTAAGGCTACCAAAAACAACACTTACATGAATACCTTGCAGTCATCAATTACTCGCGACGTATTCGGCGTTACCTCTACCGTTAACAAGCGTTACTACTTGTTTACAAATGACCCTCTAGTAGAGGGAGACGTGTTCCCTACTGATATGAATGACTTCGACATCGTTGAAGAGAAGTACACTAAAGATGGTGTTGAGCGCACCTCTACTAAGCTATTCCCGAAAGGGTAATAGTTTTTTAGTATGTGATATTGCTTAAAGTACTAAGAGTAGCATGTGGTAACACTGTAAGTCTACTTTTATATTAATTAATAACTCATTAGGGTCGAAATTTACGCTTCGTTAAAACCAGTTATGATGGAAGCGCAAGAGTTATTATTTATATTATTGTTTAATCTTAAAATACTAATACTATGCATACTATTGAATTAACCACTGAAGAATTGTTATTTATTAATAGTTCTATGCGTAAACTAAATTTAATTGATCAAGATGATCATGACTTTAGGACTAGTATAATAGCTAAGTGTGTATTAGCTCAACGTCAACAGAAAGTAGTTAAACCTTATTACAGAGATGGTCAATTATCTTGGGATGAAGTAGACTACTAATATTAAGTTTAGGATAAAAAATATTTAAACAGTTTTTAAATAATAATCTTTTTAATAAATTATAGATAATAAAGTTAATCGTTCTTCCACAGGTTTTACGCGTAACTAATTGCGATTAAGTTATATTAGTTAAAATACTAGAAATAGCTATCTATAAGATTTAACAGATATAACAAAGTGGATTCTATACTTTATTATAAGGATTTATTATTTATTTTTTAATAACTATCTACTATAACTAAATAGTACTATTTACTTCCAATATACGGAGTAAATGAATCAGATGTAGTTATTATTTTTTAATCAATCAGCAATCTGTAAATATATGACTTAGCATGTCAATGACTGATTGGTTATCTTTTAAAGCTATTATATAACATCTAATACAATGGAAACCTGATGAGTTAGGTGATAAAGTTGTAGTGATGCACAAAGTTCGGTGGATAATACTAGATAGTCAAATCTACTAGATAATTCCGATTATATAATAGTTTTATCTTTTAAAATAGTATACAAGAGATGAAAGTCAGTAGCATAAGTTGCACATAAATATTGGAATGTCATTAAGTAGTATCCAATAATGCGCTTGTATAATTATTATCTTTTAAAGGATTAATGAGTGTACTAATTCATGTTACATCTGATAGCTATAATCAGAAGTATGGAATGCTTAGTAGTAAATGAGTATGCCAACATAATAGTTCGCAAACACAGCTCATTAATCTTTTATTTTATTATCTTATTAAAAGCAAAATTATGCCAGTTTTAGACAATACATTTCACAAAGATACAGCTAAAATAAAATTAGCTGATGGATTAAAAGTAACTCATTATTATTTTACGCCAAATGAATATCTTGTGTTAAAAAATGGTAAGTTATTTGTGTTTATTGAAAATAATTTACATGAAACTAATTGGGATAATTATCAACGTACTTCATATCAGTATGGTTGGTCTGAATATTAAAATGTTTTATCTTATTAAAAGCATATCAATGAATATATTAGCATTATTATTAGGAGTTCTATTATTAGTATTAGTTATCTTATCTTATACTGATGATTTATAGATTAAATTGCTGAAAGTGTTGCTATTGTTATGTTTCAGGTAATATAAATAACATTTTCCCTCCATCAATCCACC